ATATGCGATCTCGTCTACGTTCCACTGCACCAGAACTAGGTGTATACATGAGGGCTACAACAAACCCCGGAGGACCGGGGCATCAGTGGGTCAAGAAAATGTTTATTGATCCTGCTCCATATAACAAAAGTTTTTCAGCCACTGATATAGAAACAGGTGAAATACTAAAGTATCCAGCAGGACACGCAAAAGCAGGTAAGGCATTATTTAGAAGAAAGTTTATACCAGCTAGGTTAGCAGATAACCCATACCTAGCAGAGACAGGTGACTACGAAGCTATGCTACTATCGTTGCCTGAACATCAAAGAAAACAATTGCTAGAGGGCGATTGGGATATAAAAGAAGGTGCAGCATTTACTGAGTTTAATAGACACATACATGTAGTTGAGCCTTTTGATATACCGCATAATTGGGTTAAGTTTAGGGCATGTGACTATGGCTATGGTTCTTATAGTGGTGTACTTTGGTTTGCTGTTGCACCGAATGAGCAGATAATAATATACAGAGAATTATATGTATCAAAAGTTTTAGCTGCTGATTTAGCAGAGATGGTGCTAGAACTAGAAGAAGGTGACGGTAATATAAAGTATGGTGTGCTCGATAGTTCTTTGTGGCACAAACGAGGTGACACAGGGCCATCACTCGCAGAACAAATGATAAGTAAAGGATGCAGGTGGAGGCCATCAGATAGAAGTAAAGGCAGTAGAGTTGCTGGTAAGAACGAGATACACAGAAGATTGCAGGTAGATGAGTTTACAGAAGAACCTAGATTAGTATTCTTTTCAGGATGTACAAATCTAATATCACAGTTACCTGCACTGCCAATAGATAAACGCAATCCTGAAGATATAGATACACATGCAGAAGATCACTTGTATGATGCATTACGGTATGGTATAATGTCAAGACCAAGGTTTAACATATTTGATTATGATCCAAGTAGAAAACCACCTAGCCAGATGCAAGTAGCAGATGCAGTCTTTGGATATTAAGGAAAAATATAATGACAGATGATTTTATTATGGAAGAAGATGCTATTCATCTTGAAGATGCAGAAGAGTCTATGGATGAAGGTATATCTAATCTAATACCATATATTAATGAAAGATATAAAAGAGCAGAAGATTATAGGTATCAGGATGAAGAGCGTTGGATAAAATCTTATCGCAACTACAGAGGACTGTATGGTTCTGATGTGCAGTTCACAGAGTCAGAAAGATCTAGAGTATTTATAAAAGTAACTAAGACAAAAACATTAGCAGCATATGGGCAGATAGTTGATGTGCTATTTGCTAATCATAAGTTTCCATTAAGTATTGATCCAACACAATTACCTGATGGTGTAGCAGGTGATGTGCACTTTGATCCTAAAGAAACACCAGAGGTAAGTGACATATTAGATAGCCCCTATGGTTTTGAAGGTGATGGTAAAGAGTTAGAGCCGGGAGCTACACAAAAGTCATTAATGGATAAACTAGGTGAATACCAAAGTAAGTTAGGAGACATAGAGGGTGTTAGAGAGGGTGTAGGTCAAACAGGTTCTGCAATTACAGTCAGCCCTGCGTTAGTTGCAGCAAAACGAATGCAGAAAAAGATACATGATCAGTTAGAAGAATCAGGTGCAAGTAAACATCTAAGAAGTACAGCATTTGAAATGTCTCTTTTTGGTACAGGCGTGATGAAAGGGCCATTTGCTGTTGATAAAGAGTATCCTAACTGGAATGAAGATGGTGAGTATGATCCAATGTTTAAAACAGTGCCACAGGTATCACACGTATCTGTGTGGAACTTTTATCCAGATCCAGATGCTAACAACATGGATGAGGCACAGTATGTGATAGAAAGACATAAGATGTCACGATCACAACTACGTGCTCTTAAAAAACGTCCATACTTTAGAGACAGTGTGATTGAAGAAGTGATAGCAGAAGGTGAGAACTACACTAAACTATATTGGGAAGACGATCTATCAGATTATGCACCAGAGCATGACATAGATCGTTTTGAGGTTATGGAGTATTGGGGATCTGTAGATACAGATCTGTTAGAGGAACAAGAGATTGACATACCTAAAGATCTACAGGATCTAGATGAGTTACAGGCAAATATATGGGTATGTAATGGTAGACTATTACGTGTAGTACTTAATCCTTTTAAACCAGCACGTATACCATACGTTGCAGCACCATATGAACTTAATCCGTACAGCTTCTTTGGTGTAGGTATTGCAGAAAACATGGATGATACACAGACATTAATGAATGGCTTTATGCGTATGGCAGTAGATAATGCTGTGCTATCAGGTAATTTACTTATAGAGGTAGACGAAACAAACTTAGTACCCGGACAGGATCTTACAGTTTATCCGGGTAAAGTATTTAGGAGACAGGGTGGTGCACCCGGACAGGCACTGTTTGGTACAAAGTATCCAAATGTCTCTAGTGAGAATATGATGATGTTTGATAAAGCTAGACAGCTTTCAGATGAAAGCACAGGCTTTCCATCTTTTGCACATGGACAGACAGGTATAGCAGGTGTAGGTAGAACTGCATCAGGTATATCTATGTTGATGGGTGCAGCAGCAGGTGGTATTAAAACAGTAATTAAAAACGTAGATGATTATTTACTTAAACCGTTGGGTGAAGGACTATTTCAATTTAACATGCAGTTTGACTTTGATCCGTCAATCAAAGGAGATCTTGAAGTAGTTGCACGTGGCACAGAAAGTTTAATGGCTAATGAAGTACGTAGCCAAAGATTGATGCAATTCTTGGGTGTAACATCTAATCCAGCACTTGCACCATTTGCTAAGTTTAATTATATCATTCGTGAGATAGCAAAGTCTCTTGATCTTGATCCAGACAAAGTTACAAATAATATGGATGAGGCAGCAATACAGGCTGAGATAATGAAAAACTTTGCACCAGAACAACCACCACAGGCAGCAGGTGCACCAACACCTCCCGGAACTAATCCAATGGATACAGCAGGAACAGGAGGAGGAACAATTGGAACAGGACAAGCGCCAACACCCGGTGAGCAAGGGTTCAGTGGACCACAACAAGGAGCTACTCCAGAAGCTCAAGCCACTGGTCAGCAACAACCACCAATGGCAACACTTCAGTAATTATATAGATATGTTGCTAGAACGAGAAATGAAAGTTTTAGAACAGTCAAATGACATGGTAGCAATACATAGAGCGCAGGGTGCTCTTACAGCCTACAGTAGAATTAAACGGTTAAGGGATCATGTAAATGCAACAGCAAATGGAAATGTTTAAAAAGGGTGGACTAAAAGACGAGGGTGGTACAAAAGATCCTGTATCAGGAAATGATGTACCTTCTGGCTCTCTTAAAGAAGAAGTTAGAGATGACATAGACGCAAAGTTAAGTCCGGGTGAGTTTGTGTTTCCTGCTGACGTTGTGCGTTTTATTGGCCTACAAAAACTTATGCAGATGCGTGATAAGGCAAAAGCTGGATTACAACGCATGGAAGATATGGGTCAGATGGGTAACTCTGATGAAGCTATACTAGATGATGATGTACCTTTTGGAACAACAGATCTAATAATTATGGCTGGACCTAGTGATAATGAAATGAATCAGGGTGGTATGCCTACACAACAACAACAGTCTAATCAAGCAGGTGGTGTGCCGGGTCAGGGTAGGTTTAATCAACTAGTGGGTCAACCTCAGTTTAATTATGAGGTAAAGAAGTTTAGAAATGAAGCAGGTGCAGAATTATTTATACCTTTTGTAGGAGACAATCCTGTATATCAAGCACCACCGGGATATATTGAAGTAACACAGGAACAGCAACAACAAGAACTATCTGATCCTACATTACCACAGGCTACGGTACAAACTGAGTTAGGACAATCTGGTGTAGGTGATACAGAACAAACTAGTGTAGGTGGTGCTAGTGGTATGGGTGGTGGACCTGCTGTAAGTGATGTAGGATATAATGAGTTATCTCAGATAGAGCAAATAGGTTTTGGTTTGGAAGCACTAGGTTTAGGACCAACTGGTGCATTTGGTAAAGGTGTAATTGGTATGGCTCCTACTGCGGTAGGTCTTGGTATGAGTGCACTTGGAAGTGTTAAAGGACTTGGCACTATGGCACAAAAAGGTGTTAGTGCTCTGACAGGTGCACCTACATTAGGACAGTTAGGAAAAAAAGGTGTAGAAGACGATATAAAAGATGCTAAAACTAAAGCTAGAGAGTTTTTAGCTATGACACCAACACAACAAGCTGAAGTGATAGCAAAGTCTAATCAGGACATAGCAGATAGAGCTACAGCAGGTTACATGGATGCTGTTGGTGCAAGTCAGGAAATGAGAGATGATACCGTAGGTGTTATGGGAAGCATCGGTGGTGTAGCTGGACCTTTATCTGTAGACATGAAAACAGGTGTGGTCACTGATCCATTAACAGGTGATGTTATTGGTGGTAGAGATGCACAAGATGCTAGAGCATCAGCAGCAGTGTCTCAATATGGTTTTAGTAGTGATATAGGTCAATCTCAAAGAGGTAGTCCCGGTACACCGGGTCAAAGATCTGATAAAGATATGGGAGTTGGTAATGAGTTGGATGCAGATCCAGCTACACAAGAAGCTACATCTCAACAACAACAGTCTGATCAAGCAGGTGGAGTAGGAGGACAGGATGAAGGTCCAGAGACAGGTGTAGGTGGAGGTGCTGAACTAGCAACAGGAGGACTAATAGCTAAAAGAAAACGAAAGAAAAATAAGAAGCGTAGTGGTCTAGCTTCAAGATAATAGACCACATGTGTTGGCTACCTATGCCCCTAATAAGGCTACCATAGCCCCAACGAAAGGAAATATAAAATGTCAGACGTAACACAAGTAGAAGTAGAACCTCAGAAAACGGCGTTTATATCTAGGCCATATTCAAGAGAAGAAAAGTTAAAACAGGAAGAGGAAGAACTGCAAGAGTTAATAGAGGAACAAAAGCAAGATGCCTCATCAGAAGAAGTAGAAGAAGAACCTATAAATGCGGAAGAGAAGACTTTTAAGAAAAGGTATTCTGATCTACGTAGGCATCAACAAAAACAAACAGACGAATTAAAAGCAGAGATAAATAATCTTAAAATACAGTTAGAACAGTCAACTAAGAAGCAAATGCAACTTCCTAAGTCTGACGAAGATATAGAATCATGGGCTAAAGAATACCCTGATGTGGCAGCAATAGTAGAAACAATAGCTATTAAAAAAGCTAATGAACAACAGGCTAGTTTAGAAGAAAGGGTAAAAGCTCTAGATGATATGCAACAGAGTGTAAGTAAGCAACGTGCAGAAAATGAGTTGCTACAAATGCACCCTGACTTTGATGAGATAAGAAACGATGATGACTTTCATGCATGGGCAGAAGAACAACCACAATGGGTACAGAATGCTTTGTACGAGAATGACAATGATGCACGTTCTGCTGCTAGAGCTATTGATCTGTATAAAGCAGACAAAAATATAACTGCAAAGAAAACATCATCTAAGGATGCAGCAAAGTCTGTATCTACTAAAGGTAAAAGAAGTAAACCTGCTAGTGACGATAGTGGCAACTCATATAAAGAATCTGATGTACAACGTATGTCTGCAAAAGAATATGAGAAGCATTCAGATGATATAATGGAAGCTATACGTAACGGTAAGTTTATTTATGACGTATCTGGTTCAGCACGATAAAAGGTGTTGACAAACAG